CACATTGCGAAGTTGAATCAAACATTATTTCTTGATTGGACAAATAAATTTGTTGAATTGTTTTGCCACCACTTACACCTTTGTAACGATTCAAAATCAAATCAATTTGGTCAGCAATATTTGCAGCTTCAGCAAAACCACCATTTCCATCTTTGACTTTACTTGCAAAAATATTAATTTCAACATCGTGATTGATAATCGAATAACCATCCTTGAAATTTTCAGGTGTGGATTGTTCCGTTATTATTATACGTGGAAATAAATTTTCTTGCGGTGAAATTCCATAATTTAATTGTTCAACTAAACTTGTTATTGATGTAACATTTAGCAGTTGATAAATAGCACCTCCAATCATTAATGCAAAAATGACACATCAATCAAATTTATTTGTGTAAACTTTTTTACTTTGTTTTGCAGTTTTCGATGCGTTGCATGAACGACACAATGCTTGAAAGTTATTTTCATTCCATTTATCACCACCATCAGACACTGGAACAATGTGGTCAGTATAGTAAGATGATTGATGACAATCCACAACCTCACACACTGGATGTTGCATCTTATAAGCAAGTGATAATTTTCGCCAACGTGATGTGTTGTAAAATTTCAAATCACTTTGGTCCTTCAACCAATTCTTTTTTTTCTTTGGTTTATCATCTTTAAATGAATAAACTTTGTGTGGCATTCTTGGCATTATTCAGGATGATGTGTATTCCCTTGCAAACGATGATAATCACCATTATAATCACGCCAATAAATATATGAACCAAAAAACATAAACTCACCATTTTTAAAATAGTCACCACCACCTTCTGGTGTTGGAGGTGCTGCATTCCCTTTCATTTGGAATAAGTCAGCACGTACTTTGTTTGATTCAGTCACCTCACCTTTCTTAAAGACTGGAATGTCACCTTCACTTATTGGATAGGTTGTTTCTTTTTCAGTAACTTGAATAAATATGTCATCAGGAAGAACATCTTCAGTAACAACAAAATAATCAATTTCATTGTTGTTGTTTGAGTTAATAACACTTAAAACATCACCTTGATAAATTCTATCCCCTCCATATGGTGGAATGTTGATTTGTTGAACAACATTTTTGTCAGGAAAAAATCTATCAATATAATCTTCACCTTCAAACACACCACCATCTGCAACAACACGATTAAATTCAAATTCAGTATATGTGACTGATGATTTTTGCATTGCAGTTAATTCTTTGATTCCTCTCCAAATATTTTTGACTTTATTAGTGACTTCCATGTCAATGTCGTTCACTATGTCAGACTCTTCAACAACATCACCAATTTTTTTAATTACAACATCTTGTCTTGCAGATATTTGTTCAAACCATTCACCATCAATTTGGTCCATTTCATAGTTTCGTGTGCAACCACTAAACACATAAACTTTGTCATTGTATGAAATTGAGTTGAATGGATAGTAATCACCAACCAACCCAGTTTCAATTTTCTCCAATGGTTTTGTTTGAAGTGACATTGCTTCCAACACACGTGCATAAGATAGGAATGGGTCAATTTGGTCAAAATCACACAACCAGTTTGTGGATTCGACCAAACTAAATGATTGTGCATTGTTATAATTTTCATCAATCTGAATCTTTGCAAGTGTTGATGTTTTAAGTTCAGAATCAACAATCAACAAAGGATCAAGTTCAATTTCTTTTGTATAAAAACCACTTGGATTTTCTACTTCCAAAGTCATTGTGTTGTTGTCTGTGCTTTGTTCTTGTGGAAATTTGACTTGTATTCTGTCAATAATAAATGCAGTTGAATAAATTAACGATGGATCATCATTCACAAAATCATCAGCACCAATATAGTTTGGTGTTATTTTTAAAGTAAAATCTCCATCAAAATCAATTGCTGGTGTGTTAAATTCTATAAATGTTTGACCATTTGTATTTTTAACAATCTTTGTCATTTTTGAGTTTGGAGAACTTACCAAGCTATTTTTCCACTCCCCATTTATATGTGGTGCATTACCGACACCATGAAGTTTGTATTCGTTTGTGAATATTTCAACATCAACTTGGCAACTAAAATTTGGTAAATTATTAAATGGTTCACCTCGTTCAGTTCTTAACCTCATTGAAATACGAATGTTTTCAAGTCCGTTTCCTTTTATTGTTCCAATATTGACTTCACGTTCATTTGGGTTTGAGTCAGTTGAACTTAATGTGTGACTTTTAATTGACATAAAATCAATTGGAAGTTTACCCTCAATGTGTTGCTTTGCTTTAATTCGTGTTCTATACGCACCAGCAAAATACCCAAATGTTCCACCAGCTAAAATTCTTAAATTCTCACTGCCTGAATTACCAACTGACTTTTGATGTGTATATGTGTCATCAGTATAGGTTTTGTCTTTTAAGTATTGACGATACTTGATTGAACTTGTGTCAAAATTTCTTACTTGTTGAATCCAATACACACCTTTTGCAATATATATCCTACAACTGAATAAATCCATTAACCCCCTCAATGCATCATAATATGATATGTATTGTGTTGGTGTTTCATTTGTGTCACCAATAAATAAATTGTCAGGAATATAAGTATAATCCAAAGGCGAATCATCCGTTGATGTGGTTGCTTGAAGTACCTTTGATTGATATTCAATTGATTCACGAATGTATGCATCTGATGATGACCAAAATTGTTTTAGTCCAAGTATGTCAAGAATCTCAAAAATATTATCAATTATTTTATTGACTGATAATGTTGTTTGTGTGTATTCGTATTTTTTAAGTGCATCAAGTCCATCAATAGCTTTGAATGTATATGGTCTCGGTTTATCTATGTTTGACCATTGAACAAGGTCCATTACAATGATACCTGCCCAATCAAGTACCCAATCAGTTGTGTATCTATAAACTAATAATTTAAGTTTGTTATCTTGTGTGATTTGGTATTGTTCAAAGAACCTATCAAAATAACGATCATTGTTTGCATATGTAACTGATGTGCTTGATGACTTTATTGATGCAAGTATTTCATCACCTTCACCTTTCCATTCTGTTTTTAAGTCAACCAATCTTGGGTTGAATGTTGGTTTGTATTGGTCAGTTGCAACATCAGATGAACCAATGTGCGTGAATGATGATGAATATGTTTTGTTAGTTGTGATTTGTGTTGTTGTTCCGTTTGAATAAATTGATGTAATTGTTGCCAATGGAAAATCAATTGTGTCATCAATATAAACAATTAATTCTTGACCAACCTGAAGAAAATCTCTCCAATCTTTGTCAACATAAAATGTTGTACCAGTTCCACCAATTATGTCAACAGTTGGAAAACCAACATAGTCATCACCAAACAATTCAACTTTGTATCTTGTGTTATTGTCTGACCTTAATTCACTACTAAATATTACACCACTCATTTATTATCTTGAAAATCCTTTTTCTCTATTTTGAACAAGTATTAAATCACGACCTGAAATCTTTGTTTCCAATGATATTGGTTGTAATGCCATTGTACCCATACCACCACCAGTTGGTGATGGTGATGAACCACCAGTTGTTTCTGAACCCATTCCTTTTTTGCTTAAATTAGATATTGCAGTTCCAGCAGCAACCAATGCAATACCAGCAGCAATTGCAAGACCAGGATTGTTTGTTGCAATTGCAACATTCATCATTTTTAATTTTAAACCAAATGCAATCATTGCTTCACCAAATTGTGTCATAAACCCACCAATTGCATCCAATAAACCACGCCCAAAATCTTCAACCCTTGATTTCATAGAAAAACCTTTTTGAATTTCAGCAATTTTTTGTGCCTTTTCTTCTTCAATTTTAGTTATATCTTCACCATTTTGCCTTGCAGCTTCAATAAGTTTATTATAATGATCTTCAGTTTGTTTTAGTTGGTCACTCATCATTGCACCTGATGTGAATGTGTCACCAAAGAATTTACCTAAATCTGAAACACCTTTTGCAACTAATGATTGCAAACCTTGATTAAATGATTGAGATAAATTCTCGCCCATTTTTTTTAATTTACTTTTTACTTCAGGTTTATTTAAACCCTCTTCAATTTTATCAACATTAACAACTGGAATGATTTCAGGTTGAAACCCTTTCATGATGTCATTTATTTTAGCTTTTAACGTTGATATTTTTTTTGTTGCTTCTTTTGGCGAAAGTAGTTTTTCAGGAGTTTTTGTTTCGCCAGTTGTTGTTCCTAAAAATGTATTTTCAGTTGGTTTTAAGTTTTCAATTTGTTTTAGTTGTGCTTCTAATTCCTTAATACCATCTTTTGCACTAAATGATTGTTCAGTTAGTTTTGCAAGTTTTTCATCAATTGCAAGAATGTTCGCTTCAATTTGTTTTGTTTGTGCTAATTCTGCACCAATAAATTCGCCTTGCTTACCAACTTGTTGCGTTGCTGCAAGTGCTTGTTGAAGTGATTCCTTTTTTTGCAAAGCCAATTCCTTTCGCCTTTGCATATTCAGTTTGAAATAGGCTTCTGCTTCTTTTAATTTAGCTTTTGCATTTTGTATTGCAAGTATTATTTCATCTTTTGATGCTTTTAAACCTTGATTTTTTAATCTGTTTAAATTATCAACCGCAGTTCCTAATTCATCGTATGCGGTTTGCATTGCTTCAGTTGCGGTTTTTACATTATCAAAAATCTTGTTTGTTTCACTTGCTGCAATATTTAATGCAGCTAATGCAGATGCCAATGCAATTGCAACCAATACCGCTGGATGTGCAATCAAGAATGCCATTGCAAGTTTCAATGCACCGAACGCATAAATCAATGGACCAATTGCTGCAGCGGTTGCAGCTAATTGAATAATGATTTGTTGTGTTTCAGGATTAAGTTGGGAAAATCCTTCTGCTAATTTTGCAAGAAAGTTTGTGACCTTGATGATATGTGGTGCAAGTTTTTCACCAATCGAAATCCCCATTTCACTCACCGCTGATTGAAGTTTAAACATTGAACCTTCAAGAGTATCATCCATGATTCCAGCCATTGCAGCTGCTGCACCTTCAGCACCTTCAAGTGCTTCCGTCAATGGATCTATTTTATCAACTCCTTCAGATAAAACAAGCAAAGCAGATTGTGCAGACCGACCGACCTCATCTTTTGCATCTGCAAGATTTAAACCAGTTGCAGCCAATTCCTTTAATGCTTGATTGACTGGTTTTCCAGTTGCACCAATTTCTGAAATTATTCTTCTCAATGCAGTACCAGCTTGTGAACCTTTTATGCCATTATTAGCAAGAACACCAAGCATTGCAGTTGTTTCTTCAATTGATATGTTTGCAGATTTTGCAACTGGTGCAACAAACTTCATCGAATCAGAAAATCTTCCCAAATCAAGTGCAGATGATGAAAATGATTTTGCCATTACATCAGTTACACGTTGCATCTGATCCGCTTCCAATCCAAATGCCCTCAAAGTCGAACCAGCTACTTCAGCCGATTGTGCCAAATCTTCACCAGTTGCAAGTGCAAGGTCTAATGTTGCACCAGTTATTTTTTGTATTTCATTAGCACTAAAACCAAGCTTTGAGTAATTCAACATTAATTCTGAAACTTCAGATGCACTGAATCGTGTTGTCATTCCCAATTTTCGTGCAGTACCTTCAAGGTCCTTAAATGCCGTACCAGTTGCACCACTTATGGCTTTAACTTTTGCCATTGATTGTTCAAATGTTGCAAATGTTTTTGTTGCAGCAGCACCCAGTCCAACAATTGGTGCAGTCAATGACATTGACATTGAACGACCAACGGATTGCATTTTTCGACCTGATGCTTGAAGTTGTCTAACTAAATTTTGTTGAGATGTGCTAAATGCTTTTAGATCAAATCCAGCCCTTATATTTATTGTCTTTTTTGCCATTTTAATTGAACCAGTTTGGTTTTAATTTTTTAATTTGTTCAATTTCTGCTTTTGTGTATGGATTTGATTTTGTTCCTTTTTTACCGCTTTGCTCTTCCCATTCAAACTTCATCAAATCTTGTGGTCTTTTCATTGATTTTTGTCCTTGTGATTTTAGAGTAACATATGAAATCAATCTTGCAGTTTCCCACATTGATCTTGCATTTATGTTTTCATTCAAACGATGTCCAACATATGCATCCCATATTTCAACCATTGTATAATTATTTAAACATAAAGGACTTTGTTTCAATGCACCCAAAACAAAACCCCTTATGAAATTATGCAATGGCAATTTTACTTTTTTGCTTCCACATTTAAGTTGTTAAATGCTGCCATGTCTTGTGACATAGCTTCAGT